CAGATAATACGGCGGAAAATGTATCTAAAGATTTAAGAGGGGCTATGGCGTCTAACCTTCATTCACAGATTATGAATGACAATATGAACGCTAGATCTCTGATTACTAATTCTGTAGCTCAAGTAGGTACTAATATAATGTCTGACGCTGTAGGCGGTATTATAGGTTCATTCTTTGGATTCGCAAATGGCGGAATAGCTAAGGGAGGCTTCAGAGCTTTCGCAAATGGTGGAACAGTAAATCAGCCAACTCTAGGCTTAGTAGGTGAAGGTAAGTACAATGAAGCTGTTGTACCTTTACCAGATGGTAAATCTATCCCTGTAATGGGGGGTACAGGTGGAAATGTTAATAACGTTACCGTTAATGTTACAGTAGATTCAGATGGTAATGCTAAGGCAGGGGTTGAGCAGATGGACTCAAATCAGCAAGGTAAGGAACTTGGGCATCTTATTTCTCAAGTGGTACAAGAGCAGATTATGTTACAGCAAAGACCTGGAGGACTTTTAAATAGTTATTAATTATGGCAAACTTTAATACAAATGTTAATATAAACCCAGATAAAGGAGAGCGAGGTAGTCAAAAGCCTCGTATCCTAACTGCTAAGTATGGAGATGGGTACGAGCAACGTACTACCTCAGGAATTAATTACTTAGAAGAAACTTGGGATTTAAGATGGACTAACCGTACTACTGCGGAAGGAAATAAGATTGTTAAGTTTTTCGAAGATCAAGGTGCGGTAACTTCTTTTGATTGGTATCCTACGGGATATGATATAGCGAGTACAGCAACTAGTACTACTGCTAATAAATTAGTAGATACTTCGCAATACTTTACTAATAGATACTTAAATTCCACTGTTAGTAATACTACTGATACTACAACTGCAACAATAACTGCAATTGATAGTCCTACCCAAGTAAGTTTAAGTAGTGATATTATGGCATCGGGAGAATCTTATACAATATATCCATATTTTAAATATGTATGCCAAGATTGGACAGCTACTATACCTCAGAATGGTATTCAAACAATAACCGCTAAATTTAGAAGAGTATTTGAAACATAGGAGAACTATATGTCTATAACTACAGATGCACATAGCTTTGAACCAGGAGAAATAATTGAGCTTTTCGAGCTGGATTTATCTACGGGGTCTGCGGCATCTTCTTACCAAATTTTTAGATGGCACTCTGGATTAGGAGACAATTTAAAAGAATTAGTTTGGCAAGGCAATCGTTATTTAGCATTTCCTATTGAAGCAGAAGGCTTTGAGTTTACAGGCAAGGGTGCTATACCTAGACCAACTTTAACAGTTGCAAATATTACTTCTCTACTATCTAATGCTATCAACCAGTATGACGATTTAGTAGGAGCAAAGTTAACAAGAAAGAGAACTTTTAGTAAGTATTTAGATTCTAGTTGTGATGTATGGGGGTACGCTTTAGGAGGTACCTGCTCAGGGGAGTCAGGAGCTTCTTGTTCTGATACAGCATACACAACGCAACAAACTTGTCTAGCAGCGGGAGAGACCTGGTACGGTAGTTATAGTAAAACAGACTGCTTAGATTCTACTAAGTATGGGGCAGCAGGAACTTGGACAGATTATACAAGTTCTTCTTGTGCTACTGATGGAGGAACTTGGTATGCTAATGCAACAGCTGATTCTGATGCCGATTTTGCGGATGAAATATGGTATATAGATAGAAAGGCTGTAGAAACTAATACTTACATTCAATTTGAATTAACTGCCGCACATGATGTACAAGGCGTAAAACTTCCTTCTAGGTCTATTATTGCTAATAACTGCCCTTGGAGGTATAGAGGTACTGAATGTAGTTATACAGGTAGTAATTATTTTGATATTGATAATAATACTGTAGCTTCTCTAGCGGATGATGTGTGTGCAAAAACTTTTACTGCTTGTGAAAAAAGATTCCCTTTAGACACGCAAGAGATCCCATTTGGTGGATTCCCAGGAGCAGGAGTTAAAACGGGTAGTGTTCGATGAGGGAACATTTATTAGAAGCTTTTAGAGAGCATACAGAGCAAGAGTACCCTAAGGAAGCCTGCGGATTTATAGTTGTAATGCCTAAAGGGAAAGCAAAATATTTTCCCGCAAAGAACATTTCAGAAACTCCAGAGGATAACTTTATAATCGATCCTCTTAGTTACGCAGAAGCTGAAGATACTGGGGATATTATAGGAATATGCCACTCACATCCTAATATAGCGGCGATTCCTTCAGAAGCAGATAAAGTAGCTTGTGAAGCCTCAGGTAAGCCTTGGTATATTCTTAGTTGGCCAAGCAATGAGTTATATAGCTGGCAACCTAATGGATATGAGGCTCCTTTAATAGGGAGAACGTTCAGTTATGGAGTTTTAGATTGTTGTACTTTAGTACGCGATTTTTATAAAAAAGAATTAAATATTGATTTTGAATGTTTTCAAGGTCAAGATGGTTGGTGGGATAAGGGAGAGAATAGATACTTAGATAATTATGCTAAGCAAGGTTTTGTAAGAGTACATGATATCCAAAAATATGATATTTTTTTGATAAAATTAGTTTCACCTGTACCTAACCATGCTGCAATCTATATCGAAGATAATAAAATTCTACATCATGTACATGGAAGATTGTCAAATCGTGAACCATACGGCGGGTACTGGAGAAAACATACTACGCATATATTGAGGCATAAGACACTATGTTAAGAAAAGTTAAATTATACGGAATATTAGGAGAACGCTTTGGTAAAGAATGGGAGCTTGATATTAATTCTGTACGTGAAGCACTTCAAGCTATTGCAGCAAACAACCCTGAATTTAGAAGAGAATTTGTAAGTTCTCACGAAAGAGGAATTGGTTACCAAGTTATAGTAGGGGACTCTTACTTAAATGACGAAGAAGAAGCGGGGTACCCTACAGGATCTCAAGAGATAAAAATTATTCCTGCAGTGATGGGAGCTAAGAAAAGAGGCTTAGGTAAAATTCTTGTAGGATCTTTAATGCTATATGTGATGTTTCAAACTGGAATGATTTATACGGGCGGAGAAGTAATGGGAGTAGGAGATGCTATAGGGGTAGGCGCAGGCCAAATATTTGGATCCACTTTAGGGCCTATGGCAGTAAAATTCGGAGCCGCCTTAGTTTTAGGAGGGATTGCAGCTATGTTAGCCCCTTCTCCAAAATCGCTTGATACAGCCGAAAAACCTAAAAATTATGGATTTGATGGCCCCGTTAATACAACTAAACAAGGGTACGCGGTTCCTGTTTGTTATGGCAAATTAATTGTTGGAGGAGCTGTCATTAGTGCAGGTATACAAGCTGAAGATTATGATCCCGCATAGGAGTTATTATGAGTGAAAAAGACTGGATAAGAGGCTCCGGAGGTGGAGGCAAAGGAGGTGGAGGAGGTTCCGCCCCTAGAGAAGAGGATAATACTTTATTTTCTACTGCAAAAGCTCGCATGGTCGATTTGGTTTCAGAGGGAGAAATACAAGGCTTAGTAAATGGAGAAAAGTCTATTTTCCTTGATGAAACCCCTTTAAAAGATAACGATAGTAATGATAACTTTAGTGGGTATAGTTATGCAACTCGTCCAGGTACAAACTCTCAATCTTATATTGCAGGATTCCAAGGATCAGAAGAGCAGTATACAGTAGGTACAGAAGTAAAAGTATCTACAGGACCTACAGTTATTAGTGAAACTACTACTACTGCGGATGCAGTTAGAGTTACTTTATTTACTCCTCAATTAACCCATCAAGAGTCTAATGGAGATTTATTAGGTTCTAAAGTAGAATTTAAAATTGAACTAGGGTATAATGGGGGTAACTATACTACTGTTAAAGAATCTTCTTTTGAGGGTAAGACTACTCAAAGATATGAAAGAGCATTTCGATTTGATATTCCGTCTGCATGGAAGGCATCAATGACTTCCATTAATGTTAGAGTAACTAGGGTTACAGCTGACGTTGACGGGGCGCAAACTCAAAATGCTATTTATTTTGGTACTTATACTATAATAGTAGATAATAAATTAACTTACCCAAACAGTGCTCTAATGGCTTTAGAATTCGATGCTAAACAGTTCAATTCTATACCTACTAGAGGATACGAAATAAAGGGGTTAAAGATAAAAATACCTAGTAACTATACTACTTATGACCATGGTTCTTGTAGTATAGCAGGAGTTCGTAGAAAGGATAGGTGTATCAGCCAAGGAGGAACTTGGACAGGCACAAATGTAGGTGATAATCTATATAGCGGAAACTGGGACGGTACCTTTACAACTGGTTGGACTGCAAACCCTGCATGGGTATTGTATGATATATGCACGGATGATAGATACGGTCTTGGAAAATGGCTAGAAGAAGCTCAACTAGATAAGTGGGCTTTATATGAGATAGGAAAGTACTGCGATGCAGTAGATTCTTCTGGTAATTTTGCAGGAGTAGATGATGGTTGGGGCTATAAAGAAGCCAGATTTACTTGTAATGTTTACTTACAGGGCAGAGAAGAAGCATATAAAGTATTAAATGATATTGCTTCTACAATGAGATCTATGTTATATTGGCAGCAGGGAGCTTTAACTCCTGTTCAAGATGCTCCAAGAGACCCTATTATGACATTTAGTGACTCTAATGTTATTGATGGAGTATTTACTTACGAAGGAACTAGTAGGAAGCAGAGACATAATGTTGCTCACGTTACTTGGAATAATCCAGATGATTTCTATAGACAACATATTGAGTACGTAGAAGATTCAGAAGGGATTACAAATGCAAATAATGAAATATTTGCAATAGACCTTCAAGCAATAGGGTGTACTTCGCAGGGCCAGGCTCGTAGAATGGGTAAATGGCTTCTATATACTGAAAGATACGAAACAGAAGCGGTAACTTTTAGTACAGGTATGGATGGAGTTTCAGTTAGACCTGGTGATAATATCTATATTGCAGATTCTTTTAAAGCTGGTGTAAGGTATGGAGGAAGAGTTTCTTCTGGTAGTACCACTACAACAATTCAATTAGATAATGCAACTTCTGTAACTTCTGGACAATCTTATAGATTAAGTATTTTACATACAGAAGAAGCTTGTGTAATTAGTGGAGCTAAATCTGCACATACTACTAAAGAGGATTGTATAAATGCAGATGGAAAGTGGGCCCCTTTTGTATGGACTGAAACTAAAACAGTTAATACAGTTAGTACTAGTGAGGATGTTACCTCTTTAACTGTAACTTCTGCATTTGAAAATGCCCCAACTAGTGGATTAATGTGGATATTAGAAGAAATTGGTAGTGTAGAGGCTCAAACATTTAAAGTTTTATCAGTTAGAGAAGCAGGGCCTAACATATATGAAATTTCGGCCCTAAAACACTATGAGCAGAAATATGATGTTGTAGAGAGTAATATAGATTTTTCAGATAAGTCTACTAGTAACTTACCAGATCCTAGTGACCCAATTCCTGCTCCAGGAGATCTAACTATATCAGAAGAACTATATGTGGATTCCACTAATAATATTAAAAATAGAGCTACATTTTCTTGGAGTACTCCTAAAACGGCAGGTACTACACAAAATTACCCTTATGTAGGTAGCTACTATGTAGAGTACAGAAGAAAAGGAGCTAAAGTATCAAATTGGATTAGTGCAGGGAACACTGTAGCTAATAGCATTACTATTAATGATGCACCAGCAGGCACTTTAGAGTTCCGAGTTAAGACTAGGAGAATATTCTAATGGGTAATCTTTACTCCCCCTTTGCGTATAAAGAGCAGGAAATATATGGGAAAACATCTGCTCCTGAAGATGTAACTAATTTTCAAATGGTAGTGCAAGGCTCAAAAGCTTTATTATCTTGGACACCTGTTTCTGACTTAGATGTATTAAATGGTGGAAATTATTGGATTAGATATAGTAGTGATACAGGAGCCTCATGGAGTGCTTCCTCAACTGTAGATAAGTATATTGCAGGAAATACCTCCTCTTTTTTAGCTCCTTTACTTGATGGAGTATACTTGATAAAAGCTGTAGATTCTTCGGGAAACGAATCTACTACTGCAGCTACTTTTAATGCTAGTACTGGTGTAGATATTCTTAACCTAAATGCTGTGGAGACCATAATTCAGAATCCTCAGTTTGGAAATAATACGTCAAATACAGGAGTAAATAACCCTAGTACTTCAAATATATTTTATGATTCAACCGCACAGGCTATTCAATTAGACACTACAACAGTAGAAAGCGGTACGCACGACGAGTTTTACAACTCTGGAACTAATACTGACGTAGTAGATACCTATAATAGTACCCAAAACTCTATTTTAGATGATAATAGTGGGGCTAACTATACAGCTTATATTGCTGAGAATATATTTGATGGAGCTTCTGGGAACTTTGATGCTAGAAGTGGTAATTTTGATGATATAGTACATACTTCTAATAAATTAACAGATGAAAACGCCAGTTTTGATTCTAGTTGGAACGGTAATATTGTAAGAAATATTACAGATGGTACAACTGCAGCAGTTACCGCAGTAGATAGTGCCACAGTCCTTAGTTTAGACTCAGATATATTTGACGGAACTTCGGAAGATTATAGACTAGAGGTACAAGAGAATATTTTAAGAGATTTAACAGTAAATTTTACTACTGCTTCTACTACTTTAATAGGAAGAACTGTACGATTGGATAGTGGAGGAACTGCTACTATTTCTAGTGTAGATAGTGCTACACAATGTACTTTATCTACAGACTTAATGCTAGACGGACACGGGGAGGACTACGAGATAGAATGGGGCCCTTATCAAATATTTGACTCAACTGGTCCATTTACTTCGGCAGTAGTAGGTAAGACAATCCGTAATACTACAGAAGGAACTTCAGCAACGGTATCAGCTTTAGTAAGTGCGTACGAATTAACTTTAGATACTGCAATCTTTGATAATGAAGATGGAGATTCTTATACTATAGAAGTAGATAGTAATATACTTAGGGATACTGCAGGAGTATTTGATTCAGACTCTGCTAATAGAATTATAAGGAATCTAGATACAGGGGTACAAACAACGGTATCTAGTGTGGACAGTAGTACCGAGATAACTCTTGTAGACGATATATTTCCTAGTGATGGAGCAAACTATAAGATTGAGGGAGATGTACAATCTTCCGCAACTTATTATTTCACAGATGATTATATAGATTTAGGTCAAGTATATACTTCTAGACTTCTAACAAAGTTCTCAACTAATTCTTTTGATGTAATTAATTTATTTGATGCAACCGGAGCAAACTTTGATAGTAGAACAGGATTATTTGATGGCACAGATATTTCTTCAACAAATGCTGAGGTTCAGGTAAGAACTACAAATCATGATCCATCTGGCTCCCCAGTTTGGAATAGTTGGGTAAAATTTTATATTGGAGATTATACTGCTAGGGCATTCCAATTTAGAACGATTTTAACAAGTTCTAACACTACACAAAATATAAGGTGTACAGAATTATCAGTAGAAATTGATATGCCTGATACAATTAAACGAGGCTATAGTGTTTTGACAGACTCTGGCACAAATAATGGAACTAAAGTGATTACATACACTAGTCCTTTTAAAACAACCCCTACTGTAAATATAACTATTACATCTGCTTCAGATAATAGTATTTACCATACAATTAGTAATAGTACAAATACAGGATTTACAGTAACTTTTTATGATAACAGTACAAGCCAGTCGTCTCAAGAGACATTTAACTGGATAAGCGTAGGATATTAAATATGGCAACACATGATTATAGTATAGCAAACCAATCTTTCCCAGCAACACGCTCGGATATTAATAACGCACTAGCTGCTATTCAGAGCAGTAATAGTGCAGCAACTGCTCCTTCAGGTACGAGTAGTACCGTTATTGGAGAATTATTTTATGATACAACAAATAATAAATTAAGAGTAGCTACCGATACTAACGGTACTTTCGTCGATGTAGCTTTGAACTCCTCTGGAGATCTAACTGTTTCAAATAATCTAAGCACTTCAGGAACTTTAGGAGTGACAGGTACTGCAACTTTTAGTGGAGGAGCTAATGTTACTGGAGCTATGTATGCAACTGGAAATATTGGGCTAGATTCCACTGACTTTATTTCTTTTACAGATAATACTAGAATGGATGTAACAATCAACGGCTCTAATGAATTTAGGTTTGAAAGCGATGGAGACTTTCATGCAGATGGAGATATTATTGCTTACTCTACAACTACTGCTTCTGATGAAAAGTTAAAGACAGGTATTCATACTGTAACAAATGCAATAGATAAAGTTAGTAATTTAAAAGGGGTCGAGTTTACTTGGAAGAAAGATGGAAAACGTTCTGCAGGCGTAATTGCACAAAATGTAGAACAAGTACTACCCGAAGCGGTTAAAGAAGTTAAGGGATTAGATACTTCCGAGGATTATAAGGCGGTAAATTATAGTGCATTGCATGCTTTATATATTGAAGCTATAAAAGAGCTAAAAGATATAGTTGATGAGCAAGCAAAAGAGATTCAAGAACTTAAAAAGGGATAAAAAATTTATCTCTTGACTTTTTTGCTGACCTTTGATATAATATGGGTATACGAAAGGTTGTATAAAAATTACTTGTACAGAACCTTTCTAACTGATTTTTAGTAGTTCGAGAAAAGACCGAACTAACAAAGTTTTTATTTAGGATATTTTATTATGGCTGCTGGTACATACAATATTACTATTGAGCAAGGTACTACTTGGAGTATTCAACTTCAGGTAGACCAGCCTTCCGGAACAGATGTAGATTTAACTAATTATACATTTGAGGCTAAAATAGCAAAATCCTACTATGATGAAAATCCTGTATCTATGACCGCTACTTTAGTTAATGCTGTTGAAGGTTCTTTTACTTTAGCACTTTCAGCTGTTCAAACTTCCGCGTTAGATTCTAATTCTAAATATATTTGGGATGTAGATATGACGAGCCCAGGAGGAGTAGTTACAAGATTACTACAAGGGAGAGCAACAATAAGTCCGGAGTTATAATATGGCAGATACAATAGCAGTAACTATTACAGATACTACGGATGATGCCATTGCAGTAACCGTAACGGAAGGTAGCTCAAATGAAGCAATTTCACTCACTGTAGTAGAAGATACTACAGTAGTAACTACTAGTTCAGTAGCATCAACTAATGCCGCTGATGTTTCAATCAACACTATGGATAGTAGATTTTCATCAACAACAGTACAGGGGGTCTTAGAAGAACTCGCAGACCAACAATTCGTACAGGCCGCAGCACCAACTGGAGATAGTAATCTCGAAGAAGGTGATTTGTGGTATAACACAACTGATAATAAGCTTATGGTTTATCGGAACACTACGTGGGAAGAGGTAACTATAGCAGCTCAATTATCGGAAAGTTCAGATACTACTGAGTATTCTGATGTTACTCTAAATGGAGGGTATTTTTAAAAATGGCAAACGTAATTAAAATTAAACGCAGTACTACTACTGCAACTCCTACCAGCCTAGCAGAAGGTGAATTAGCCTATTCTGAGAATTCCAATAATCTATTTATTGGTACTAGTGGTAGCAACGTAACTGTAATCGGTGGTTCTGAAGGAATCGCAGATGTAGTAGGCGGAATGGTTTCTGGAAATACTGAAACAGGTATTTCTGTAACATATGACGACTCTGACAGTACTTTAGACTTCGCACTTACAGCAGATCCAACGATCACTTTAGGTGGAGATTTATCAGGTTCAGCAACATTAAC